TATGAATGTAAAACATTAAAACAAGCACAAAAAAAAGCATTAGAGTTAGCATAATGATTAAAACAATTATTGAAACTTTATTTTTTTACAGTGTCATGTTTGGTCTGCTTTATTCTTTAAAGTATGCTCATGCAATCAATCAAATTATTATTGAACTATTAGGTAGATAATGAAAGTTCAATCGTTATATAAATCAAAATATAAATTGTTGGGTGAACCTATTGTATCAGTAGAACTTTACCCAACAATGCAAGGTAAACATAAATATTCAGTGCATTGGATAAAAAATTATAATCTTATTATCTCTGACCCTAAACAAGTGTCTTGGTGTCAAAAAGATAATCCAAGATATGATACATTAAGAAGTCCAATCATTGAAATTCATTCTATGAATCGTTCTGAACAATCTGCAAAACAAATTGCACAAATATTAGAATCTGAAATTATAGAGTTCTTTAAATCAGAACAACAATTCCATAGAATATTTTCAGGACAAAGATACTTTGAAAACCATCTAACTCTGCCAGACACACCTCAAGGATAACGAAACGAAAGGGAACGGAGGAAGGAATCTGGCAGGGTAAGAAAGATTAAGATAAAAAAATCCTAATATAACAAATTAATTAAGCATTTTGCCTTAATTGTCAAATAAAATGCTTGATACCTTTTTTATTAACCATTCTTGTTATGTCGTACAAAGCATTATTGTATTTGGTTCTAATGGTTTCATGACTATCGCCTACAAAAAAGTATTTTAAATCTCTAAATGATTTCTTTCTTGGAAAGTGCCTTAAATAAATCAAATCTCTATACTCTGGTAATGATTTAACCATTATATTAAGCACTAATTCATATATTTGTAGCTGCTTAGACGTTGGAATGACTTTAATCTTAGATTTACCATATTTATTATGGTCTGTTTTATCCGGTATGACCTGGATTAAATTAAACATCTGACTTGCTCTTGGTTTTTTTGGTGGTGCTATCTTACTATCTACCCAGCTTGCAATTCCTAAATAATTGTCTAAAATCTCAGGCGTAAGTTCCCTTATCATATATTATCCTTAATTTATTTTATGAATGATTTCAATAATCCTAATGGTCTGGCAAGTGTGGGTATCGTAAGACTTCCGATTAGCAGTAATACAACCTTATATATATTTAACCTATTTATTTAAATATAAGTATTAAATCTATATACAGTATCATTTAATGATACCTCAGTCTGCATTTTTTGATACCACAAGATAGTCTTTTAATCGGATGATCTTAGCTTTATCAACAGGTTTATTTTTACGTTTAGCGTAAGATTTCTTTTGAGCATTACGCATATTAATATTGTCTAAAATATAATCCTGCATCTTAGGTTTATCAAAAACAATATGAAGCGTCTTTTTATTAATCTGCTTTCTAGCCAACATTCCAAACAAAGTGAGTCGGTCAAGGATTTTGGTTATGGTTCTGCTGTCCTTAATTCCAGTTCTTTCCTTTAAATACTGATAAGATACTCTGCAACCTCTGGGAGCATTACGGAATGAGTAACAGATAATAAAAACCATCTTTTCATTAGCAGTTAAAACCTTATTATGAATAAGCTCTACATCTACCTTTTCAAAATACTTCATTTTAGCAAAACCACCTCTCAACATACCTAGAAACAGCCTCATAAAGCCATTTTAAAGACGTTACAGCCACATTGACCACAAAATAGGCTACAAAGGCTAGGCAAAGGATAAATAAGAATAAAACAAGCTGTATGTAGCTAATAACAAGTTCAAATTTATCTTTCATATTTTCTTGCTGATTGCCAGACTCACAAATATGGCAACAATGTGTTTGAGTTGTTTTTCATCAAGCATATTATAATCATTCATACGTTGAATATAACTGAGTTCATCTTGAGTGTAAGAAAGTTTATTATTTGAAATTTTGTGCAGAACCTTATCACAGTTCTTCTTATCTAGTCTAGTGATTTCATTAATGTTTAAGTTAATATCTTTAGGCTTCATTTTTCCAATCTTGTTCTTCTTGATAAGTTAATTCATAATCAAATTTTATTTCTTTGAAAAATTGTTTAACTATATTCCAATCATCAATACTTGGATAACTAAAACAATCATCTTTTCTAAACCAATGTTCTATTTTAGTTTTAGGAATATTAGTTTGTTTAACTAATTTAGATATACTTGTTTGTGATTTTAAATAATTAATAAATTCTAATTTATCTGGTAAATTTGGTCTAATCATAAATGGTTTGTCATAATGATCTATAAGTTCAGGATTATTTTTTAAATATTCCATTGCAACATCAGTAGATAATGTAATTTGTACCCTTGAATTAGAGTTTCTATTTATTTTACCTTTTAAAATTTTAGCAGCATAGATAAAACTATCTTCACCTATATCCATTGCAGTTGGTGTTCTAAACATCTTGTTCTGCTTGAATGATGGCAAGTCCAAGTTCTCTTGCGATTTGTGGGACAATTGAGTTTCCAAGTGATTTGATTCTGTTGGTTCTACCTTTGTCCAATTCATAGGATATCCCATTAGGAACTCCACAAAATTCGGATTGAGTTTGCCACCAGGTTTGTTGTTCTTCATCATATCTCCTATTATTGATGAACGATTTCTCTGGCTTTCTGGAAATGTTAGATTCTTTGCATCGTTTGTTGTTGGTGTATGATACATCTTCTCCAAGTATATCATCGCATCCGAAAGTTTTGCTCCGAATTTGTTCTCTGGCTTGTTTTTCTTCCTCAGAATAAAACCCCCATTCTTTGTCATCTCTACTCTTGAACTTTGTTCCCCTCCATTTTCGCAAGTCGGAGTTGGGGTTGGAAACATCTTCACTGCAGCTGTTAAATTGTGTTGCATTGCTTTTCTCAGACCTTTTCTTTTTATCAAACTTTCTGGATTTTCCTCTCCTGATGGTCTTGGTGTAGGAAACATTCTCACTGCCACCGGTAATGGTGTTCCCCCTTGTTTGTATTTCTTCGTTCTCTCTGATGCTGAGTCCTGTGTTGGAGTTGGCAATAATCCATGTTCTTTTTCTTTGATGCCAAGCACCGATGCCTGAAGCTGGAATAACAAGACATTGGACTTGGAAACCCTCTCCTTCCAAATCATTTTGCACCTGTCGGAGTACCATGCCGTCTTGGATGTTAATAATGCCTTCAACATTTTCTCCAATGAACCATTTCGGTTTTGTTTCGGCAACAATTCTAATAGTTTCATCCCAGAGGTAACGATCATCTTCTGTTCCTTTTCGTTTTCCTGCGACACTGAAGGGTTGGCAAGGAAATCCTCCTGTAACAACTTCTGCTGCATATTTTTCTCCTTTGACATTTCTGACCTCACTTTCAATTGGTATGTTAGGAAAATTCTTTTGTAAAACTTTTTGGCAAAATTTATCTTTCTCACAAAATGCTATGGTTTCAAAATAACCGGTAGATTCTAAACCCAAACTAAAACCACCAATACCAGAAAACAAATCTAAGACTTTCATACAATCTTATTTAATGGTTTTAACTCATTCAGTTTTAATTGATAAACTTGCGGTCTTTTATTTCCAAAATCTGTTAGTCTGCTATCATTAAAAATAATATCTTTAGCCATAATAAAACCAAGTATATGAAACTCAGGGGATTTATCAGTTACAAAACAAAATAATTCACCAGGTTGAGCATTTTGTCTAATGTATAATAAAGGTGGTCTATCATCTTTATACAAATGTGATTTAACTTGTATCTCAGTTCCATTTACTTTTATGTCAGCTTTAGCACCATGATTGACATGAATTTGTGGAGCTATTTTTAAATATTGTGCCACTGCAAATTCTGCACAAGCACCAGAAATAGATTTGGCAAATTGAAAATAAACTGGTTCTTTGTAACCATGACCCCAAGATTGATTTAATCTTAAAGATTCAGTAACTCTCATGCAACCCACTTGAGCAGCTAATGATATTTCGTATGGTGTTAATCTTATTACTTCAGACATCGTTTTATAAATCCTATGAGTTCTTTATTTTTATCTAATACCTTAACAAATTGCGTTGCAATAAAATCTACAGTGGGTTCTTCTGATCTTATCTTTTTATTACCCTTATCTAAAATAGCATGAATTATTTCATGAATTAAAACATCACACAATAATTTTTTGTCTGTAATTCCCTTGCTAATCTTAATAGTATTTTTATTAGTATCATAGATGCCAAGATAATTATCTCTTTCAGCTTCTTTACGATTTACAGTTGAAACCAAAATGATGCTATTTCTTATCTTAATTTCTTTAGGTATCTTCATCGTTATCACCGAATCACTTATAGCCAAATTCACTTTTAAATCAATGTAAATAAATATTAAATATTTGAGTCTTGCATTGTTCACAAAATTGTAATAGTAAAACGAATCATGGATAACGA